ACAAACTGCACTTGATTCTTTTCCAAATACTCCATTCTTTCCACATTTAACCCGATTTACGAAAACATAAATCTTTTTTGGTGGATATTTCTTAAATAGTTCATATCGCTTTTTTGTTTCAAGAAATTGAATTTTTAGAAACATAGCAACTTTTGCGCTGTCTATTGAAATATCAAGAGCGTGGTCAACAAACTCTGCTGCCATTGAGTAAGGAGCGTTCGTTATTATATCTCTTGATATAGTGTATACATCATGTTTCATATCAAAAAAATCTCTTACAATCGTTCCTTTATACCCTCTATCTACTATATCAGAACACTCTACATCATAACCGTACTCTTTAAGTACTTCTGCGATATGACCACCACCAACAGCCGGTTCTAATATGTAATGATTAAACCTTTCTCGTTCCAGTAATTTGCGAACTGCGTCAGGAGGCGTTGCATAGTAGTCTTGAACTGCTCTGATAGTTTCAGAATGATTAGAAGCAGCCAGTGGTGTAAATACAGATTTTGAATTTCCTGTCCAATCTTTATTCAAGTCTTTATAGCTCCTTTTTATCATTTTTTAGTAATTAGTTATAAGCACTTCTATATTTTTCCTTTTCTTATCTTTTTTGTGATAATTACAATTATTATAAGAGTTGGTTAAATAATGAATTGTGTAACCATGATTAACAGCAAAATCTTTAATATTAGGATTGAAACTTATATCATTTGATAAAGCCCATTTTATACCGTTTTCAGTATATGAGTTCAACATATCAAATAAATCTCTTTCTTCTTTTTCAGTCCAGTTATTATTCTCATTATATGTAGCAACTGAATTCAAATAGGGTGGATCGCAATAAATCAAAACTTTATCATTGTCTAAATTCTTATCAACTTTCAAATTCGTATATTCTCTAAAATCATTGTTTGTAAAGAAACAATTCTTAGAATGAAGTGCTTCACAAAAATTAATTAAATTCTGTTGCAACGAAGGATTAAATGAACTCCTGTCTTTACCGAATGGCATATTGTATTCACCTTTAGAATTAAATCTTATTTGATAATTAAATGCATAGCAAATTAATGTATACAAATGCAGATAGTCTTTATTTATTGAATTATTATAATCTTTACGACAATTTACAAATCCCTCCTTATTAGTTTTAGACAGTTGATACTTTTTAATATAATTTTCAATTTCATTTATTGTTTCAGTCGTAGACTTTTCTGCAAAAGTTTTAAGAATTTTTACGAGTGACAAATTTATGTCATTATAATAAATCATTTTAGCATTCACATTTACACCTACGTTAAATCCTCCCCCAAATAAATCTAAAAACATATCTATCTTTTTAGGAAATAGCGGTATAATCTGTGATAATAATTTAAACTTACCTCCTGTATAGTTTAATGGACTTTTTATATATGTCATATAATTTATTTTAATTTCCTTTCATATTCTGTTTTATTCATTTAAAAAACACACATCCCTGATTTTTAAAATAAGCAACATAATTACTCTGTTAGTGTTTCACATTAATATAATTCAATACTTCATCTAATCCCAATCCACCCTCTTCCCACGGTTTCATGCAATACTCATATAATTTCGGGTAGGTTTCTTTGAGTTGCTGAAATCTGTTCGGTTCTTTTTCAAGGTGACAACCAAATCCACAAAATATACAACCTGTCCTATTGCAACCTGTTGTACAATATTTGCCCTTGTTGTCTTGCTTAATCTCTCCGTAAGGTGAAGCAAGAGGTAAATTATAATCCAATATGTATTTCAAAACATCTTGTTCAGTCCAAAATGACATTGGTTGTGATTTAGAATCATTTCCAGAAAAAGCATTACAACCTGTTCTATACCAAGCCATTTTTCTTAAATCACTTTCTTCTGTCATAGTTGCCAATATCGGCTTGTTACCCGACTCTTTACCATATTTATGAGCTGGTCTTTTCTTCATTATGTCACAGCATTTGCTTGAAATCTTAAATGGTGCTTGAATTAAAAATCCCCATTTGTGCTTATCATAAGGAGAACGCTTACCATCTTTCGTAAAAATTTCTTCTGTCAGCGACTTATAAGCATATTCGCCGACATTTTTTCTTTTCAAATATTCCCGTGCATAATAAACTCGATGTGCCACTTCTTTACTTATTATTGGATAACCGCATTCCTCTATAACCTTTCTGAATGTAATACGGTTTCCGTCTTTATCTTTGGGATAATCTTTAATTACTTCTACTTCAATCTCATATTTGTTTTTGAGAAATTTTTCCACACAATCAATATTTAGTTTTATGAGCATATAAAAATTAAGGAGTGATTAAATGTCAGATAAAAACAGGTATTCCGATGACAATAAAGTACACGATAAGGAAAGATTAAAAGAGTTACAATCCTTACCTCTTGACAGAAAAATTCAAATTACACAAACACGCCTGATAGAATGGTATACATATTGGCAGGGTAAATGTTATGTTTCTTTCAGCGGAGGCAAGGATTCTACTGTGCTTTCTGACTTAGCAGCAAGAGTATGTAAAACGTTAGGATATAAACTTATTTTGTGGTTTTCAGATACTGGACTTGAATATCCTGAGATAAAACTAAATTTTTATTTTTTCGGTTATTGTTATCTTTCTTTATTTTATATCTCCATCAAAGGACACCAATTAGGACGGATATAACCTTTGTTATAAGGTATTCTCATATCATAGCCGTATTTGTCTTTGCTTTGAGTGCAATAGCGGTCATATTCCATAATTGTGCGATAGCCTCTTTCAGTGTAAGAAAACTTACATTTATTACACTTATCAGGAATAGATTTGAGTTTAGTTTTTGTAACTATCATAAATTTCTTTTCACCTCACTTTCGTGAACAGATATTAATTTCATTGTCTTTTAAATATTCAATCATTTCGTCAGCAGGAAGATTTTCCATAAGTTTCTGTAAAGTATAATTATTTTCAACCGCATATTTTGTTTTTACTTCAAGTGAGACAAATTCTTTCTCAGAAAACATTACGTTACGCCATTTAGTTTCTCCTGAACAAAACATGGAATATGTTTCTCCGTACTTACAAATTGTTTTAGTATCTATTGACGGATATGTCTTAATTAGTTTTCTTTTAACTGCTTCTTCATATGAAGAATTGTTTCTACAGAACCATCTAAATTTTCAGCATAATGCCAATTGCATATATTATTAAGTCTGGTTCTTATTTTACGCTTTTTATAAGTAACGGTCAGGGTAATTGTTGTATATACTGTGACTATTTCTTTCACTACTTTACCTCCTAATTAAAAAATTTCATTCCACCGTCTACAACAAATTTACAGCATGGTGAAATATAATCTATATACTCTCTTATTGTACAAGAACGGTCGATTATTGCCTTACAACAATTAACCCTCTTAAATTCTCATCTGGCTTGACCCACCTCCAAATCTCATTATCAGTTTCTATTTCATATTTAAATTCAGAGTTGTACTTTTTAATAATATTCTTTTCTGTGATTTTATCAATTTCCCGGATAGCTTCTTCTTTAGAATGAGAAAACACACAACAAAATATTTTTGTATTAGAATAACCACAATATTTTGATAATGAATTAGTTCCACATTTACTACAAGTATATTCATTACGTTCTACACAGTTTCATATGGCTGCCTCATAAATACTCTTTTTTACCGTCTTTTATTCGCCAAAATCTATACTCTGTTTTAGGGACGTATCGACTTTGTTTTGTTCAAAATCCTGTTTAGTAATAGTCTTAACAATCTGCTCAGGCTTTATAGACTCGTTACTAAAGCAAGGAATAAAGTCAATTCCGTCTGCTTTATGCTTGTTTATCTCGTTGAGATAATAATTATTCATTGTTGTCCACCTCACTTAAAAGACAAATTTTATTGTGTGTAAATTTAAGTTCATTATCTTAACCCAAGAGCAGTAAGGTTAATAACGTTATCACATTTCCTACCTCTGCTATTTTGCCAACCCACATAATTTTTAACCATTACTTCATTTCTATTTTCTTTGACTTCTTCAACAATACTTTCATCAAAAGAAGCTCTATATCCTTTAGTTGATTCTGATGCATAGAGAATTGTATCTCCGATATGTATTTCATTTCCAAAATAATCTATCATTTTGTCACCTCCTTGTAATTTGAAATTCTATCCATAGCCACATCAGCCCACGTCCAACCGTAATATTGGCTATTTTGCTTTTCACAAATGCCATTATCCATACCGATATAATTTCTCTCTTCAAGCATTGCAGCAAGAGGTATTGTACCACTTCCGCAGCAACAGTCAAGAATAATATCACCTTGATTTGTGTATGTACGAATTGCATATCTGCATAAATCAATTGGTTTTTGAGTTGGGTGAATAGCTTCTTTCTGTTTATCTGTTGCAAATTTCCACACACTTGTAGGGAAACGCTCTGTGCTGTCATATGTAGTCAATCCATGCTTCCCATAATCTTTTGTAGCTTCGCAATTTACCTTGTGTTCTGCTTTACTTACCTTACGTTTATGTCCTGTAGTTTTTTGAGGATTATATGTTGGCAATGACTTATAGAAAACCATTATATCTTCATGAATTCTTAACGGCATTTTATTAGCGTTTAAAAAACCAGTTGGAGTTGTTTTCTCCCATATGATATTGTACCTATGTAATTTCTCATTGGATAGAATTGTTCTTGCAGTAAACTTGTCCTGTCCGAAAAGAAGAATAGCTCCATTAGGTTTGATAATTCTTTCAAAGTGATTCCATAGCGGTTCATATGGGATTACTGTGTCCCATTTATTCTTAGCGGTTACTCCGTAAGGTAAATCAACAAAAATCATATCAATGGATTCATCAGATATTTTGCTCATGCCTGTAATGCAATCTGTATTATAAATTTTGTTTAATTCAAACATTAATATACCTCTCATACTTTTGCTTCTTCAATTCTCTTTTTAGCAATCTCAAAATATGTATTATCAAGTTCGATACCAATAAATTTACGATTTAACTGTTTTGCTGCTACACCGACAGAGCCAATTCCCATAAATGGATCAAGAACAATTTCATTTTTCTGTGAAGAGTTGTCAATGAGAATTTTCATTAATTCGACAGGCTTTTCAGTGTCATGTAAGTTTTTCCCATTTTCCGCTTTTAGTTTCTTATTTGGTACTGAGAGAATATCGCTTGTCCCACAATAATTAATCCTCTTGCCTTTTCCTTTACGGAAGAATAATATGTATTCAAAGGCAGACATATAATAATGTCCCATTATTTTATTACCTTTGTCCCAAATCAGTGACTTCACAAAGTGGAATCCACAATTCGTAAATGTGTTAAGCATATGTATGAGATTTTTATGATTAGTCATCACATAACAGTGAGAGCCATCTTTAAGTACTCTATAAAACTCGGAGGCATACTTTTCACAGTCAATGTCATTGTAATTAAAAACTTTACCATTCATAAACTTCTTTGACCGCAACATACCACCTGTATTACCAACATTTCCTTTTGAAGTAACCGGATAAGGTGGGTCTGTTACAATTATGTCGACACTTTCATTTTTTAATGATAGCATAACTTCAAGGCAGTCACCTTGATACAATTCAATATTATCAATCATTTTATTATTTATCCTTATCCTCCCTAACTAAATTCACATCAGATATTTTTTCATTCCTGTAATGCAGTCTATATTATATATTTTGTTTAGTTAAGTATTTCTATCACCTCTTTCGAGTTCATCATAAATAAGCATTGCGGCATAATAAGTTGTTACACACCAACGTATAATTATTATCTACCCTCCATGATTCTCCTTGCAATCTGCATACATATTCCATTTGCAGTTTTTCCAAAGTCCGAAATACGAGCAACCGTTTCTTGCTCTTCTTTAACACAATCCTCATAAATTGTTTTTGTTAAATTCTTTGCAATAATTGGCATTTCTTTAGCTCCCCAATTCTCCGGCAGAATACCATCATCAACAAATTTATTGAGGATTTTTATTACTCTTGCCTCAGTTACGATAGTTTCAGCAAGTGCTTTATTTTCTTCTATAGTCTTTAATTTATTGGGGTCTACCTCTTTAAATTTCTTATGTCCTTTTGTTTCAGCAAATTTCTCTCCTACAATCTTTACATAGGATGGTTGTCTTGTATTTGTTCTATTAAGTCGAGTTTGATTTTTAATAACGACTCCTTCGCCATACTCTCCACCAAGAGCTGTCTTGCCAACAAAACTCATGCAATGCTCCCAAGAAATAAACTCTCCTTCATAAAATACAGGAACATACGTAAGATTGAGTTTATTTACAATGTCTTTTACTTCATTCTGTGGGAGATAACAGCAGGTATCAGTATCAAATATATCATAGCAATAAGCGTGATTATATCTATCATTCGGATATGGTACAGAATGTGGCACAAGCCATTCACAATACAATATCTTATTGCTTCCCAGAACAGTTTTTATAAGTTCTTTATTAAGTGTTTGTGTCCATTCCCAGAAACCACGAAGATTATTTTCTAATCCTAAAATGTTGTTTCTGCTCTGTGCTACTGTTGTATCTGTTTCAGAATCATATCTGATAGCTGCATTTGCTCCGTCAATTTTTTCTGAAATTTGAATTATATCACCTTTATAAAAACCACCAATATAATTTTCTTTTAGTCTTTCAATATCCATAAATCTTTTATGTTGCATATCTATTAACCTCTTTATTTTTTTGTATTTATTTACTTTATGATAAATTGATTTTAAACCTTCCGTGCTATTAATACAGAAGTTTCCAACCGTCCAATGTTTTGATAATATGTACTAAATGCCTCAATTCGATTGTCAGCAAATAAAAATTTGTACCCATTATTCACCTCTTATTTCCATCCTATATATTCCATTTGTAAATACTTCTATAACATATAAAACTAATAAAAGTATGTGTTGCCATTTATTTATAGACATATCTGTTGTTACAGTTAAAACTCCATATATAACCCACATAATCATCAGTATTATATTGATTATCGGATAATGTTTTTTCTTTTTCATTTGCTTTTTCTCTCCTGTTTTCATTTCGGTTTCTATTTCTTTAAGCTGCCTTTCAGCATCTTGTTTTATCAAAATCACTATAAACATCACTATAGTAATCAATAAGTATAAAATTGCCCCTATCCACAAGGGAGAAAATACCCATATCCAGCTCCAATTGATTACTCCACACAACTTTAATACAAAGAATATTAAGAATAACACTGTCGGAATTCCTAATCCACCGCTTGAATGAGAATTACCGCTGTTGTTACTACTCATTTATTTCACCACCTCTCATTTGTTCTACCATCGGATTTGTTCAGTTATTTCATAAACAAACTCTCCCCAATTTTTTACCCTATTATCGTATAAGAAATATTCTCAGGTGAAGTTGCAGTAACAAAATAAATCTCATGTCCTGCTTCATACAACTGTCTGATTGAATCCACACAATCAGGTAACAGCTCTACCCTATCCCATACTCGCTTATCACCGAATATTTTATAAAAGTCTTTTTGATACTGCGGAGAAACATATTTACTCATATCATATGACTTTATATCGGACAGGGTTAAGCGTTCGCCTGTATCTTCATAGTGAACGCTTAACACAGCTTCGGAAGTGTTATAAACCACATTGTCAATGTCTATTCCGATTTTCATTGCCAATTATCCTCACTTTTCGCTGTCATCAATAGGCACACCGTACTTTTCATTGGCAAGTTTCTTAGCTTTTTCTGTTCTGAGCCTTTCTTCATACTCTCTCTTGATACGAATTGCTTCTTTGTGAATAAGCCACTTTTCCTTCTTAGCCTTACGCTTTGATTCAATACGCTTATGTTCTTCTTCCTCGGCAATTCTTTTAGCTTCATTCTCCGCATCTTTGATGGGCTTCTTAACTGCCCATTTATAATACTGATTATTGAAACGACTTGTATTACCCATAGCTTTCTTAGCTACTGCTGTCACAAAGCCTTGATACTGGTCTGCTGTTTCGGGGGTTTCTGCTGTGACGGTTGTTTCTGTGTTATCAGACCATGAAATGGTTGTGGTAGCTGTGTCGGGATTGTATTTATAATCGGTTATGTCGGGGAATAACCTACCCTCTTCAAATGATTTAAAAATCTTAGCTACTTCCTGCTTTGTATAGGTTTTTTTACCGATAGAAAATGCCAAATAAATTTTATCATCATTAAGATTTATACAGTGATAGTCTTTTGCATAATAGGCACTACTTGCATAAATAGTTCTTTCTTCCATATCAATTTTCTCCTTGTTTTTATTTAAATCAGTTTCCAACTTAAACACATCCGTCAACAGCCTTTTGGTAAAGTATTTCAAAGTGTTGTCAAACTTTTCATAATTTGTCATTTTATCAAAATATTCTTTTTCTTCGGGATAAAGTTCTCTGCCAATTTGAGAAATATCATCTTCTGAATGTTGTTCGTTACATTCCTCGGAGTTGGCTGTTTTACACTTGATTATGGTCTTAGATATACCAAATATTTCTGAATATGTATCTGTTTTAGGTACTGGTTCAAGCAAACATTCAGCCCAGCAATAGGGAATCTTTGATAATGTATAAACATCATCGTCAACAATTCTTGTTATCACGTCTATATCTTCTTTGTAAGCAGTCATCTGGGGAATAGTAAGCAACTCCCCATACATCTGATTGGGATACCAATCCCCTTTAATTCTGACTTTATCGCCGACTTTAAATTTACTCATAACTTACTTCCTTTCCTATTTCTCTTAACCCAACAAACACGGGAAATTGCAGACTTTCCTTATTTGTATCTTTGGATTTGGTAATTTCTTTTGTGTCTGATAATTCTCCAAAATATTTCAATTCGGCTTGTTGTCTTACTTTTACTGCTTCGTCAAATGATTTATAGCATCCTAAATAAATATTTTGATTATCATGTCCGATATATACCATATATGTATTATTTTTCTTTAAATAAGAAACTCCAGTTTTACCACTTGTGTTATTGCTTTGTAAGTCAATGTTAAATCCATTTAAGCTGTTAGACACAAGTCGTAAATTACTTTTTCTATTATCTTGTTTGTTCCTATTTATGTGGTCGATTTTTTGTTTGTGTTCACCGCAAATATATTTGTGCATT